GACGATACTCTTGTTTCTTATGTAGGTAATAGATTGGTTGTGTTTACTGCTAGTCTTCCTCATATGGCTATGCCTGTATCTAGGGAATGTTATGAACTAAGAACTAATGTGGTTTTCAAATGTAATGTTGTTGACGGGGAGTGAAAATTGACAAATAATAAAATAGTCCAGTTTGAAACTATACCACAAATAAAATTAGGTTTTGCTTCAATATCTTTAGATGAGGTGGATATTATTAATAAGTATATTGATGATAATATTCATAGATTGCCGGATTTATCTCCTCAACTAGTAGGACAAATAAAACAAGACAAAAGATCATCACAACCAGAATTTAATTTAAATGATGAAGTTCCTAGACAATTAGGTAATTTCTTTATTCAATGTGCAAAAGAATATGCTGCTGAACATCCATTGTCGGATCGTATGAAACAAATTATTGGGCCTAAAGAAGATTATAATATTAAAAGCATGTGGTCGGTACATAGTTATGCTGGAGATTATAATCCTTTACATGAACATGGAACTATGAGTGGAAGAGGAATATCTATTATTGTATTTTTAAAACTTCCTCCCCAAATAGCTTTATTAGCAGATGGAATGGAAGGTGAAATAGCTGTACAACATGGAAATTCTGGTAGTACAGATGGTTTAACTCAATTTGTTTGGGGTGGAGACAGTATGTATGATATGGCTAGATTTAAGCATCCCTCCTTTGCACATGTACATCCAGAAATAGGAAAGGCTGTTATATTTCCGATTTGGCTGTTTCATCAAGTATCTCCATTTTTTGGAGAAGGGGAAAGACGAACGATGTCTTGTAATATTGATATAATTAATCATGTATGAATTAAAAGATTATCTTAATGCGATAAATTACACAAAAGAAAATCTGTTAGATACAGAAGATGAACAGTGGGAAAAGAAATATTATCCATTTATTGTAAATAAATGTGTAGCTCCATTTCCTGATACCATCATGCTAGTGAATGAGATTAACCAATTGCATTATCTAGATAAGAAACTCCAATTTGATTTTTTGATAAATAGTCTAAGACCAAGGAAAAGATATACACCTTGGCTGAAGGCGAAGAAATTAAAAAATCTAGAGTATGTTAAAGAGTATTATGGATATAATAATGAAAAGGCAAAAGTCGCTCTTGATATACTAAATGATGAACAAATTTCTGCCATAAAAAGAAAATTAAATAAAGGTGGAAGAAATGCAGGAAATTAGTTGGACACAAGAGCATATGTTAGAAGTTGGGTTGAAAGAACCTGATGATTTTTTAAAGGTACGCGAAACTCTATCTCGTATCGGTGTTGCTTCTAGAAAAGAAAGAAAACTATATCAGTCTTGCCATATTTTACATAAGCAGGGACGTTATTATATTGTGCATTTTAAAGAACTATTTGCACTTGATGGCAAGAATACAAATTTGTCAGAGAATGATATTGCAAGAAGGAATACGATTGCAAATTTATTAAAAGATTGGGGTCTTATTAATATGATTGGAGACGCGGCAGTTGTAGCTCCATTAAGTCAAATAAAAGTATTATCCTTTCGTGAAAAGAATGAGTGGACATTAGAAACCAAATATAATATAGGTAAGAAAAAAGAAGTCTAATGGAAAATTTCAAGTCTTTTATAACAGAAGAAAATAAACCTTACAATGTTCTAATTGTATCGCATGACGATCCAAAAGACCCTAATGTGACGGGTAAAAGAATCGAAGAAGAATGTAAAAAGATGGACATGGTTTCTTATATGTTAGAATTGGATGGTGGATATATTACTACAAACGATTCTTCTGTAAAAGTAGCTCATAACAAAGATGATAAAAAAGGATTTGAAATAAATCCAGAAGATACTCTCGTTTTTGTTAGAGGATCAATAACAAACAGATTTCCTTGGATGGATATGATTACACAGTTAGAACGTGCTGAATTTTGTTGTGTTAATTCCAGACATTGTATTGAAGTTTGTCATGACAAATATAGAACTATGTTATTTCTAGCAGAATTAGGATTGAGACAACCAAAATCAATTTTAGTTCCTGATAAGGATGCATCAATTTCAGCGTTTAAAGAATTAGGTTCTGATTATCCTATTATTCTAAAAACAGTTACAGGTACACATGGCGTAGGTGTAATGTATATTGAAAGTGAAAAATCATTATCTGCTATTACTCAAATTCTTTATAAATTAGATGAAGATATAGGCTTGATGTTACAAGAGTATATACCTACAAAATATGATGTTAGAGCAATAGTTCTTAATAAGGAAATTATTGCAACTATGCAAAGACCAGTTGTACCAGGCGATTTTAGAAGTAATGTTTCTCAAGGTTCAAAACCAGCAACAATAAAATTAACAAAACTGGAAGAAGAAAATTGTATTCAAGCTGCTAATATGGTTGATGGTTTATGGGTAGGTGTAGATTTTATTCCTGCTAAAAATAGAGAAAAAGATCAACCTTTCATTATAGAAATAAATGGTTCGCCAGGCAGTGCTGGAATTGAGGAAGTATCAAAATCAAATATGATTGAATATATTTTAGAATATTATAAAGATAGAACAAAATGGTTAAAACCAAAACTATTTAAATCAATTTATTCTTGACATTTTATTATAAAGGTGATATAGTTAATATATGAATTTCTACACAAATGTAATTCAATGGGGAAATAATCTCCTTGTTCGTGAAATTAAAAATGGTAAGCGTACTAATTCTAAAATAAGATATTCTCCCACTCTTTATGCTTTTGTAAAAGAGAAAACTCCCTATAAAACACTTGAAGGCGAATACGTTACAGATATATCTTTTGATACAATTAAAGAAGCTAAAGAGTGGATAGAAAACACTAAAAGTCAACCAGAACTTGTGTATGGCAATACACAATATCCCTACACTTATATTTCTGACACTTATAAAGGTAGAGTTAAATGGGACTTAGAAAAACTTCTAATGGTCACAATTGATATTGAGGTTCAGTGTGAAAATGGTTTTCCCTCTCCCAGTAAGGCTGAAGAAGAACTATTATCCATTACAATCAAAAATCATCAAAGTAAACGTATTGCCGTTTGGGGTATTGGTGATTTTAAAACAGAACGTGAAGATGTATCTTATATAAAATGTAAGAATGAAGTACATCTACTAAAAGAATTTCTTGTGTTCTGGGAAAAATATTGTCCCGATATTGTTACAGGTTGGAACACAGAGTTCTTTGATATTCCTTATATTTGTAATAGAATCAAAAAACTTTTTGGTGAAAAAGAATTAAAAGGTCTGTCTCCTTGGGGTGGCGTCAGAGAACGTGAAATTTATCAGATGGGCCGTAATCATCAAGTGTATGATATACAAGGTATTGCTGCACTGGATTATTTTGATTTGTACCGAAAGTTTACTTATTCTGCTCAGGAATCATATCGTCTAGACCATATTGCATTTATTGAATTGGGAGAACGTAAAGAAGGTAATCCTTTTGAGACTTTTCGTGAATGGTATACAAAGGATTATCAATCTTTTATTGAATACAATATAACTGATGTTGAGTTGGTTGATAAACTAGAGGACAAAATGAAACTAATTGAGTTGTGTTTAACTATGGCTTATGATGCTAAAGTTAATTATACAGATGTACTCGGTTCGGTTCGTTATTGGGATATTCTCATATATAATCATTTGCGTGAAAAGAATATCGTTATTCCTCAAAAATCAAAATCAGAAAAGGGTGAGAAATTTGAAGGCGCATATGTAAAAGACCCTATTGTTGGTATGCATAAATGGGTGATGTCGTTTGATTTAAACTCACTCTATCCTCATTTAATTATGCAATATAATATTTCACCAGAGACATTGGTTTCTTCTAGTGAAAAGAAAGATGGCTTAGTTAATAAAATACTTAATGGTGAAATAAAGAATGATACTGATTATTGTATGACTCCGAATGGCGCATTTTTCAGAAAAGATAAAAGAGGATTTTTGCCAGAAATTATGGAGACTATGTATAATGATCGTACAAAATATAAAAGACTTATGCTGGATGCTAAGCAAAAATATGAGGATACTAAAGACCCTAAACTTCTCAAAGACATTTCAAAATATAATAACATCCAAATGGCTAAAAAAATCTCTCTTAATTCTGCTTACGGCGCAATTGGGAATAATTGGTTTAGGTATTTTGATCTTATGGTTGCTACAGCTATTACACTTTCTGGCCAGTTATCTATACGGTGGATTGAAAAATCTCTTAACATTTATCTCAACAAACTCTTGGAAACAAAAAATGAAGACTATGTTATCGCATCTGACACCGATTCGGTTTACATTACTTTTGATAAGCTTATTAACAAGGTGTTTTCGGTGGGAACTGAAACAGAAAAAATTGTTACCTTCTTGGACAAGATTGCAACTGAGAAGCTGGAACCTTTTATTGATAAAAGTTTTAAAGCTCTTGCTCAGACTGTAAATGCTTATGAACAAAAGATGGAGATGTCAAGAGAAATTATTGCTGACAAAGGAATCTGGACTGCGAAGAAAAGATATATTTTGAACGCATGGGATATTGAAGGTGTTCGTTATAAAACTCCACAACTTAAAATCATGGGCATTGAAGCAGTCAAGTCATCC